CCTCGCCCACGCCCCCTCCGGCCCGGCCCGCCCCGGCCCCCCTGCCCGCGAAAGCACCCCCGCCGGCGGCCGCGCCCGCCCCGGAACCGGCCCCCGGGCCCCATCCGCCCCGCCGGCTATCGCAAGCCAGCCTCTTTTAACCCCCCGATAACATGAAACTCATCAAGCTATTCGCCGCCCTAATAGGGACGGCCCTCCCCGCGGCCCCGGCGGCCGCGTTCATCCCGAGCCACCCGCCGACGGCCCTGACGGACGACGTCAACCTCTGGATCCTCCAATGCGAGGGGCTCGAGGCCGAGCTCCCCTCCGAGGCGTCTTACCTCGCCGGCGCGGCCGCCGCCTACGAGGCCGAGCTCCCGCTCCTCTTCTTCTACGGCGACGAGTTCGAGGCGAACGAGGAGACCTTCGAGTGGGAGGTCGACCAGATCCTGACGATCGTCCTCTGGGCCCAGCTCCACCAGTACGGGACGACGGGCCCGGTCTTCGACTACTACGAGGGCGCGATCGACGCGTGCTACTTCACGATGGCGACGATGGACGCCGAGGCCGGCCTCGTCTGCCCCGGCTCGACGCGCTGGGCCGGCTCGACGAGCGGCCCGGGCCTCGCCCCGGAGGCCGACCCGCCGGCGCGGTCCGCGCCCCGGGATAAGGGAGGCCGGCCGTGAAGCCCACCGACTCCCAGCTCCTCCGGTGGCTCCTTCTCCCGGACTCGATGGTCACGCCGATCCTCAACCACTCGACCGGCCGGTGGGTCTCGTGGATCGCCTCCCGCCGCAACGACACCGGGTTCATCCGGATCTCCAAGCGCGCCGCCGTCGCCGCCGCCGCGCGCCACGCGATCAAGCGCGGGGAGCTATGAACGCCATCCTCCGCGCCTTCCGCTACCTCCTCGTCACCGGCCCGAGCCGGAGCCGCTTCAAGCGCCGGAGCGCCGCGTCCCGCAAGGGGTGGGCCACCCGCCGCGCCAAGGCGAACCCGCCCCCGACCGCCGAGGAGCGGTTCGCCAAGATGATGCCGTTCACCGCGGGGCACCACAAGTTATGAGCAAGCGGTTCACCCTCGAGGACATCTCAAAGCTGCTCGGCGCGAAAGCGCAGGGCGAGGTCGCGACGCAACTGTATCCAGCCGGCGGCAACGTGGTCCCGGCAACGATCGAGGTGACGCGGAAGCCGCGCCTCCGCCAACAGCGAAGCGGCGGCCTCAACAAGACCGAGCGCGCCTTCGAGGCGTACCTCAAGACGATCTGGGCCGCGCCGGTCCTCCCTCAATCCGTCACGCTCAAGCTCGCGAACGGCGTCCGCTACACGCCGGATTTCGTGGTCTTCCACCGGACGAGCGGGATGCACGCCTACGAGGTCAAGGGGTTCATGCGCGACGACGCCGCGGTCAAGCTCAAGGTCGCCGCCCACGCCTACCCGTGGATCACCTTCTACCTCGTCTCGAAACACAGCGTCCCCGGCTGCTGGAACGTCGAGAGGGTGCTGACGTGAAGGCCCGCCGGCACCACAACAACAAGGGCCTCCGGAAAATCCGCCGGGGCCGGACCGAGCGCGCCGCCCGCCGGATCGCGCGCCGCCTCCGGATCAAGTACGGAGAACGAAAACCATGAGTAAATACACGAGAGCAAAGATTACGATCGTGCTCGAAACGGGGGAAAAGCTCGAGGCGGACGGCGTCGCTCGGATCATCCCGCGCGACCCGGCCGACCACCAATCGCTGAGGTGCTATTCGGACGAGGCAAGGAGGGACGCGGAGTATTGTCGGCTACCCGAGAGATGGTTCGATTTCGAGGGCTCGACGTTCCCGGCCGGCATGCAGATAACGATGAGACTTTAGCCGTGAACGATCAACCCCTCCTCGATCTCGGAGAGATCCCGCGGCGCGGCGTCCCCCGGGACAAGGCGGCCCTACGCGCGTTCATGAGGGCGAACGTGATCTTGACGTGGTCGACGGGCGAACCGGACGAGAAGGAGACCCCGAAATGGGTCGCCGTGAAGGTCCCTCCGAAGAACCTCGCGAATGGCAAGCCGATCCCTCCCGAGATGACGATCGGCGCGATGTTCGCCTCCTTCGGCCGGCTCCTTGATGAGGGCGGCTGGACCGGCTACGGCGCGACCGAGCGCGAGGCCGTCGAGGCGGTCTGCGCCGAGAGGAAGATCCCCTTCAACCCGTGAGCCCCGAACTCAAAGCCGCCGTCTCCCTCGTCCTCCAAGTCGACGGCCTCTACGTGGTCACGATGCCCGGCGACGCCGGCGCGATCGTCCCGCTCGTGGTCAACCGCGGCCGGATCTACTCGCTCCGGATGGACTCCGAGCTCGACCCCGACCGCTTCAACGAGGGCGCGAAGTTCACCGGCCCCGTCTACCGCTTCCCATGAAAACCACGCTCGCCCTAGTCTTCGCGATCGCCGCGATCGCCGGCGCTCTGCTCGCCCAACCAACCCCAACCCCAACGCCCACCCCGACGTTGACCACGGCGATGATGACGATCACCGACTTGCACACCTACAAGAACGACGGCAAAGGGCATTTGATCGAGGTCCCGCCGTCGACCTTCGTCGAGCCTCTCTGGTATTACTCGGATGGCCCGATCGCGGCGACGGCGACGTCGATGTGGTCGATCACGACGACCGCGCTAACCGTCACCGGCATTTTCGACGAGCAAGGTCGGCCGTTCAAGCCCGCCAAGCCGGAGCAGTGCAAGGCGACCCTCGAGACCGCGGACGGCCGGCGCTGGACCGCCGAATGGAAGGAGATCAAGCCATGAGCCACAACTACGCCCTCCCCCACTCCCTCGACCTCGGCGAGGAGATCCGCCTCCCCGGCGAGGACCCCGAGAAGATCGTCCGCCACCACCTCCCGGGTGGACACCCCTTCGCCGGCAACCGCTTCCGCGACGGGCCGATCGACCGCCCGACCGTCCGCGCGATCCGGACCCCATGCTTCGCCGCCGTCGACCGCGGCGCGACCCTCTTCCCCGACCGGACGTGGCGCCGCCTCCGGCCCGCCGGCGTCTTCAAAGTCTACGACGTCCGGCAACCGGACGGCAGCGTCGCCCTCGTCTCCAAACTCCCGGCTTGAGACGCTCAGGCCGACAACCCCCGAACAAGATGATCCCGAAAACCATCGGCGGCTACGCCGTCACGCTCACGCGGGACCCGGTCAAGAAGTACTGGGTCGCCGCGGGCGAGATGAAGCGTGAGCGCTTCGAGGCCCGGGCCGCCCAGCTCCGCGCCCGCGCGGCCGCCTCCGCGGACGAGCTGGCCCAGGCCGGCGAGGGAGCGAAGGCCGTCCTCCTCCAGAGCCTCCGGCGCATGTTCCGCCAGGTCCTCATCTCCCCCGACTCGTACGGCGACCCCCGCTACCCCTGGCGGGCGACCGACCTCGACGGCGGCGAGCCCCTGGGCCACCACGTGTTCCGCACGAAGGAGCAGGCCCTGCGCATGCACGGCGGCCAGTCCGGCGAGGGCCCCCCGTACGCCTCCGCCTACGAATACTACGCCGTCCGGTCCGACCGCCCGGCCCCGGTCGGTGAGGACGCCCTGCCGAGCGCGGCCCCGCGCCTGGACCATCTCCTCGGCGAGCTCGCCCGCCTGGTCTACCCCGAGTACGACCTGCGGTTTGCCCAGCTTCCCGCGCCCGCCTGGAGCCAGGTCGAGCCCGGCCACCTGGCCGCGCTCCTCGCCCGCCACCGCGGCGACCACTCCCGCGCCGCCATCCTGGACACCCTTCGTCCGTTCTTCGAGCGCCTCGCCGAGGAGAAGCTCATCGCGCCGGACGCCTTCCCCGCCTTCGCCGCCAGGACCCCCGTCGTCGAGACCGAGGAACTCCCCGGAATCCCGGCCATGACCCCGCCCAAGGTGCGGGCCGAGCACATCCCGGTCCCGGTCGGCCCCGTCATGGGCTAGGTCTGCGCGAGCACTTCGTCAAGCTCGTGCAAGATCTCCGCTCCGGCGCTATGGGCCCCGCGAGCTCGGTCCGCCAACACGCCGCGGACGTGGCCAACATCGCGATGAAGATCGACGAGTGCTTCGGCCCCCCGGCTTGACACGCAACCCGCTGACCCCCTAATCCTCCCGGAGTGGTCGCGAGCGCACTCCCCAAATCCTCAAACGGTAGAACCGAGGGCAAACGCCGTCAACCCGCCCTCGTATCCGCGCGGCAAGCCGAGTTCGCGAGGCTCATCGTCGCCGGCAAGCTCCAGCGCGACGCCTACATCGAGGCGTACCATCCGAAGACGAAGAGACTTCAGTCGATCTCGCAACGCGCCCACCGCGTCTCGGTCCTCCCGATCGTCCAGCGCGAGATCCTCCGCCTCCGGATGAACGCCGAGCGCGCCGTGCTCCTCACCCTCAACGACCGGCTCAAGCGGCTCTCCCAGATCATCCTCGACCCGGACGCGACGAACTACGAGGTGACGAACGCGATCTCGGCCTACTCGAGGATCTCCGGCGACCAAGCGCCCGAGAGGCAGGAGCACACGGGGAAGGACGGCGCGCCGCTCCCGTCGACCGTCGTGCAGGTGATCCAGCCGTCCCCCGTCGTCCGCCCGCTCTCCGGGCGCGAGAGGCTCGCCGAGATGCGCCGGGCCCGCGCGCTCCGGGAGGCGGCGAAAGCGCCCGAGGTGCCGGCCGCGGTCCCGGCCCCGACTCAAGCGCCGGCGGCTTGATATACAGCTTGACTCCGGCCGGGGGAGATATACACCCGAAGCTCTCCTCGAGATATACAACGATGAAGACCCCGCTTCTCGCACTCGCTCTCCTCGCGGCCTCGACGGCCGCGGCTCAGGATCACCTCTACGAGGGAACGATCACGCTGACGGTCGAAGGCGAGATCGTCCCGGCCTCCGCCTTCCCCGACGTCACGATCGGCTCGATCTACGCGGGCGTCTACGAGTACGCCTCGCCGACGGCCGACGGCTCCTTCGGCTGGGCCGACGGCGACGCCTCGGTCTCGATCGCGATGCCCTTCCAGTCCGCGGCGGACGGGAGCGCCTTCGCCGCCGGCGCGTGCTTCGACGGCGGGTGGCTCGACGTCTCGGGCGGCCGCGTCACCTTCGAGGCGACCTCCGACTTCGGCGTCCTCGGCTACGGCACCTTCGAGTATGACGGCCCGGGCAACGGCGGCGCGTGGGGCCTCAACCAGCCGGACGTCGGCTTCGGGCAGTACGAGATCTGGGGCTCGCTCTCCGCGACCGATCCCGTCGACCCGGCCGGGCCCCCGCTCCCGGACGCGACGCCGACCGCGACCCTCCTCGCGATCGCCACCGTCGCGATCGCCGCTTCGGGCCGGCGCGCCCTCCGATGAGCTCCGACCGCAAGATGACCCAGTTCCGGCTCCCGGCCGAGACCCGGAAGCAAATCGCGGAGCTCAAGAAGGAGCTGCTTTGCAACGCCACCGAGGTCGTGGTGCTCGCCGTCCAGGAACTCACGGACGTCAAGCGAAGAGTCCCCGGCGAGCCGCGCGTCCTCGAGCTCCACCTCGACGGGACGACGCGTGAGAAGCTCGCCCGGGACTTGACGGTCGACGCCGGCTCGCAGTCGATCCGCCTGATCCGCAACGGCGACCCGGTCCTCAAGCCCGGCCACAAGACCTTATGAGCAAACCCGCACCCCACAACGTTCACGACCTCAACTGGATCATGCAGCTCGAGGCGCGGCTCTCCGCGCTAGTGCGCGAAGGCGCGGCGAATCACGAAGGATGGCTCGCGGCCCAGACCAAGCTCGAGGCCGAGCTCGCCGACGTCCGCAAGGCGCACGACGAGCTCCTCCGCGACCTCCTCGCGGCCCGGGATCTCCTCCACCGGGCCCGGCGCTCCCGCGCGTTGCACTTCTTCAACCGGAGGCTGACCGCCGCGATCGTCGACTACTTCCTCGCGCGGCTCGCCGCGAAGCCGGCCGAGCCCGAGAAGCCGGCGGACCCGCCCGCCGACCCGCGGCCAAACGGCCCGGCCGAGGCCGCTCCTCTCCCGTGACCCGAGATCGCCACGTCTTTCCCTCGAAGCTCCTCCGGACCGTCGGGATCGAGGCCGTCCACGACCCGGACCACCCGGAGCATGAGATCCGCGTGCCGCTCGAGCCGGGACCGCTCGAGAGCTTCGAGGAGTTCGTCATGCGCTTGATCGGCGGGTGCGTCATCGACGCGAGAGGGAGGGACGAGCGATGACCGCCGCCGAGATCCGGAAGCTCGAGGACGCCCGCTACGCCGCCGGCCGGAAGGTCCGCGAGGCGACCCTCGCGCGCCGGGCGGCCGAGCTCGCCGTCCTCCGGGCGAAGGAGATCGAGCTCGACGCAATCAACGAGGAGACGAACGCCATCCGGGCGCTCCACGACGCGCGGCTCGTCGAACCCCTCAACGTGTGATCCCCGTCGCGCTCGACCTCTCCGCCTTGCACGCCCCGGCGGCGCACCCGGTCGAATACTTCCGCGAGCTCGACGCGATCGCCGGAGTGGAGTCGAGGAGCGATCCGCGGGCGATAGGCCGGGCCGGGGAGCGGACGGCGTACCAGATCACGCGCGAGGTCTGGGAGGAGGAGACCGATCTCCCGTGGTCCGCCGCCTTCGACGAGTACATGGCGAAGCTGATCGCCCTTCGGCACCTCAAGACGCTCGAGCGCCGGCTTCTCAGCCGCGGTATCGCGGTGACCCCCTTCTCCCTCGCCCTAGCGTGGAACCCGCTCGGCGGCGCGGACCGGGCCCGGCGCGTCGCGAACCTCTACTCGGCCCTCCCGTGACCACAGTCGACGTCATGCTCCTCTCCGGCTCCGTCTGGGAGCACAAGTGGGCGCTCCGGTCCGGCGTCGAGAAGAAGACGCTCGCCGGCGGCTCCGTCGTCCTCGCCGCGGAGTTCAAGCGCCAGCATTTGAATCAAACGCGCTGGGCCGACACGATGATCCCTCTCCGCCGCCTCGTCACGGGCGGCGCGTTCAAACTCGACCTCTCCCCGCCGTGACCGACGCCCCGCCCTCCCCGGTCTCATCGCCCGGGCCAGAGCCCGGGATGCCCGAGGACCACCTCTCCTTCTGGGAGTATTTCTCCGAGTTCTTCGTCCCGCTCAACCGGCTCAACCTCCCGCTCCACGAGCCGCACCGCGAGATCGCCGAGGCGCTCGAGGCCGCTTATCTCGGCGCGCTCGACCCGTGGATCCAGTTCCTCGCCGTGACGATGCCCCCGCGGACCGGGAAGACGAAGCTGAACGAGGGGCTCGCGACGTGGGGGCTCGGCTACTACCCGGAGAGCCAGATCATCTTGACCTCGTACTCGCAGGACCTCGCGGAGCTCTCGCTCGCGTACTGCGACAAGACGATCAAAGAGCGCTGGTATCAGGACTGGTTCGGGGATCACGTCCACGGGATGACGTCCGACCACCTCTCGACGATCGAGGGCGGGAACATCTACGCCGAGGGCGTCTTCGGCTCGCTCCTCGGCAAGGGCGCGGGCTTGAAGGAGCCCGCCGGCGGCTACCTCGGGCTCGACGACCCGGCGAAGATCGAACAGGCGCTCTCGCGCGGCGTCGCGAAGAAGCTCGAGCTCTGGTTCGAGACCACCCTGATCAACCGGCGCAACTCGGACCGCTTCTGCCCGATCATAATCATCGCGCAGCGCGCCGGCTTGACCGACCTGATCGAATACCTCCGGACGACCTACAAGCGCGAGACCCTCGTCCTCAAGTTCCCGTGCTTCGTCGGCCGGCGCTCCCGGTTCCCGGAGACGTACTCGGACGACCGGCTCCCGATGCTCGAGCGGACGCGGATCGGGAGGTTCACGCTCGCGGCGCTCCTCCAACAGGAGCCGATCGCTCTCGGCGGGAACATGATCCCGGTCGACAAGTTCCTCCGCTACTCGCCGGCGGACCGCGCCCTCGCGTGGGACGACAAGATCGTCGTCTGCGACACGGCGCTCAAGAAGGGAGAGGGCAACGACTGGTGGGTCCTCCAATGCTGGGGCCGCGTCGGCCGGAGTTGCTACCTCCTCGCCTCCTCGAGGACGCAGTGCAACTCGGCGGAGTTCATCCGGGAGGCGGCGGCGTTCTGGCTCCGGCAAACGACGGCGCAGGAGCACCACCCGGTCTCGCGGTTCATAATCGAGGACTCGGCCGCGGGCCCGGGCGTGATCTCCGCGCTCAACGAGGCGGGCATCCCGGCGACGCCGATCATCCCGATCAAGGACAAGGCGGCGCGGGTCAACGACGTCCTCCCGTTCATCGAGACGGGGTGCGTCTACCTCCCGAAGGACGACGACCCCGAGGCCCCGTGGCTCCCCGACCTCCTCCTCGAGATGAGCGCCTTCACGCAGGACCTCACGCACGAGCACGACGACCAAGTCGACTGCGTCGCCTATGCCTTGAGCGAGCTCCTCGGCGCGGGCCTCTCGATCCTCCAAGTCCTCGGCGTCGCGCCGGCGAACCTCCCGTTTCTCCCGATGGGCTAGGCGGGCGCTTTTCCCTCGAGAAAACCCGCGCTCGAAAAAAGCGTGTCAAGTTTTTTTCGCCTCGAGGAGGGCGGTCGCGCAAGTCGTTGCGGCGCGTCCCCATTTCGCAAATACGCGAAACGCGATTTGATATAATGATGGCGTCATGATAAAACTCCACACCGCCATCAGTCGGGTAACAACGAGGGCGCTCCCGCCCTCTTTCGGGAAGGACAAGGGCCGCTGGTTGACCGTCACGCTCGTCCCCGGAAACGGCGACGAGGTCGAGGACCTAATAACCATTAGGCCGCACGGGACCCGGAGGCCGGAGACGATCTCGCTCGAAGCCGTCTACCTCTTCGCCCTCCGCTCGCGGGTCAACAAGGA